CTAGCCCACCTGCACGGGTACCTCGAGAGTGACATCCTGGACGTAGGCGGCAACCTTGGAACGGTCCACGTCCTCCGCGTACACGTCTGCCGGCTCGCACTCGAAGACCCGAGCAACACCGCCGATCGTCACCGTGGCGGTGTACGTCCGCTGCGACGTTGCACCCGTGAGGGTGTTGAGGCGAGCGTCGACCTGCGTCCACGTGGTGCCGGAGAGGCGGGCGGTCACCGTCAGCTTCCCGGTCTCCAGCACGGCCCCGATCAGCGCCCGGCCGTGCTGGTAGCCGCCCTCCACCACGCGGCGGCGCCACGTCCGGGCTGGCAGCGTCAGAGCCACCAGTTCCCACGGGGTGGAGCCGATCGTCACCGGGGCGCTCGGGTGGGAGAACTGGACGCTGGCGGTCACGAACGCCTGCCCGAGGTGTTCGCCGCGGCGCGGGCGTTCCGCATGGCCGTAGCGACCCGCGTGCTGTCGATCGTGACCGGCACCGTGACGGCGACAGTCGCGTCACCGATGGCCCGCAGGAGGGCACGATCCTCCGCTGACAGGACGACGGTCATCGGCTGCGCGGGCGGGGTCATCTGGACCGTCTTGGGGACCGTCGCCTGCGCCTGGTCGGGTGCGGACGGTGAGGTGATCCCACCCTCAGCCACCGGGCGGACCTTGACCTCGACACCTGTGCTAGACGCCTTGTTCGCAGCGTCCTGCAGCGCGGCGACCACGTCCGTCCCGGAGAGCGCGGTCGTGACAGCGGAGCTCATCGTCTCCCCGATGGTCGCGCCGTACTTCTTGAGGTACTCGGCCTGCTTGGCGGGGTCGGCGTTCGCGATCAGATCCGCGATCGCGCCGGCGACTTCAGGGCCCTTGGTCTGCAGCTCTTCCGCGAGCGCACTGCCGCCCGCGGCGGCGATCTTCGCGAGGTTGTCCTTGAACGCCTTCGTGCGCTCGGCCTGCTCGTCGAGGTCCGTGATGAGCTCGTCGATCGTGAGGTTGACGTCCTTGGCGTAGTCCTCCCAGGAGTCCTTGGAGTCCTTCGTCGCCGCGGCCGTTGCCTCAGCCGCCTCGCGCTCGGCCGACTTCTTCTCGTCCAGCAGCCGCGAGTACGCGCTGATCGGATCGACGGCGTCCTTGACCGACTCCCGGAACGCCTCCTGAGCCCGAGCAGCATCCTCAGCGGCTCGCGCTGCCTCGACGTTCGAGTCAGCGAGCCCAGCCGTGACGTCGGTGTACATCTGCGCGATCTGCGAGCCGCGGTCGAGCGTGAAGTCCCTGTCCTCCAGAGCGTCCTTCGCTCGCTTCAGCGCAGCGACCTGCTCCTCATTCGCCCGGATGTACTCCGTCATCGGGCTGGCAGCCGACTTGTACGCGTCGACTCCACCGTTCAGCAGGCCGTCCTGGTACGCCTTGAGCTTCCCGGTCACAGCGTCGTAAGAGCGCTGGAGGGCTTCGGAGTCCCCGGCCATGCCGCGGGCGTAGTCGCTGAACGAGACGCCGGCCTCCCGGGCTGCGTCCGCCCACGTCTGCAGCGCGATCTTGCCGTCCTCTGCGGTCGACGCCGCCTCGCGGAGGTTGTCGATGACGTTGCCGTCGTCGAGCTTGAGGTCTCCCAGGTCGATGAGCTCACCTGCGATCTCCGCGATCTGCTCAGCTGTCTCCTGGGCCTCTTCCCGAGCTTGCTCCATGTGGGATCGGAGGATGCCCAGCCCGGCCGCGGCGGCCACGCCAGCCGCGACACCGGCGGGCCCGAAGCCAGCGAACATCTCCGCGCCGAGGCCCTGGAAGCCATCCGCGATCGAGTCACGCGTACCGTCGAAGCTCGCGGCCGTCTCGATCGCGTTCTGCCTGGCGGAGTCCTTGATCTCATCGAGACCCTCGGCAGCGCGCTTCGACCCCTTCTCGATCTCCGGGCCGACGGATCGGCCAGCCGTGTCGGCGTCCGAACGGATCTTCCGGAACGACTCCGTGAAGCTCTTCTCGATCTTCTCGGGCGCGTCCGCGCCCTCCTTGGCGACGTCATCGAGAGCGTCAGCGACACCCTCGAGGGACGTCTCCACGTCCTTAGTCCCGCGGAGGAACTCACGCACGTTCGCGACGAACGACAGATTGATGCCAGCCACGTCAGCTGCCCTTCTCTGCGGCCTCGGAGTACTTCCTGACGATCAACTGGACCCACATCGACACCACCCGCGGAGCCACCCGTGCGAACGCCGCGTACACGACCCGCCCGCCCTTCGTCCGGGCCGGCAACTGCGCCCGCGTGCGACGGGTGACCTCGTGCGGTCGACCGCTCGGAGAGATCCGTTCGTAGGTGCGCTTCACACGGCGGTCCGCGCCGAACTCGACCGCATGCCACGACTGAGCGGGGACCAGCCCTCCTCGGAGCCGACGGCGTGACGTAGCGGCCACAGCAACAGGTGGGTTCCCGGCGCTGATCCGGGCACCCTGCACGAGGACACGCGAGTCCATCCGGGACTGCGCTCCTTCAGCGACAGCGGCTCGCCACACCGGGTTGAAGATCGCCCGGGTCGCCTTGTTGATGTCAGACCGCAGCGTCCGGTCGGCTGCCTTCATCGCGAGGACTGCGGCACGAAGCTGGCGTGAGCCTCGAACCTCGATCACGCGACCGTCACCGCCCCATCGACGGGGAGCAGAGCCTCAGCCGTCGACCACTCCTCGGCGTCGCCGCCGACCTGACCCGGGGTCGCGAGGACCCGGGCCGTGACCTCGGGGCCGCCCTCGATCGGGGTGAACACGGCGTCGACGAACTCGCCGGCGTGGTCGAGGAGGTAACGCGTCAGCGACCCCGCGGTGAGGTCCTGGACGTAGCCGATCGAGCATGTCCATCGGACGCCCTTGAACACCGGCCGGTACGCGTCCGAGTTCAACCCGGGTTCGAGCCAGTCCCACACCGGCTCAGGCGTGAACGAAGCACGGTCGACCGCCGCCACGAAGTCGTCGTCCCCGATGACCAGTGTGGCGGCGGTCAGGAAGATCGGGGCGACCGGCTGAACGGCCGCCACGGGATCAGCTCGCGACCGGGTCGATGAACTGCGGCTTGCCCTGGACCCCGAGGGTCGCGGTGCCCTCGACGTACGAGCCGTCCGCGGACCCGCCGATCGCGGCGGGCGACATCGTCAGGGTCGCGGCGATCGTCGGACCATCCTCGAGCGGGAGGAAGGTGCAGTCGAACGCTTCGCCCTCGTGGTCGAGCATGAAGCGCAGCAGGCCGTCGGGAGCGACGTCCTGCACGAAGCCGATCGTGCACGTCCACGTCGCCGGTGAGACCGCCGACAGCGGGTAGCCGCTGATCGACGTCCACGGCTTCGTCGATGTGGACGGGTTGAACACGACCTGCGAGATGTGGTCGGAGTACTCGTTGTCACCGATCGTGAAGATGGCGTTGACGAGGGAGTACGGCTGAACGACGTTGATCTTCGTCATCTTCAGCACCTACTTTCGGAGTCGATCGTTCCCACGGCGGTCACCGTGAGCTCGTACGCGTGGCCAGCGGTGTCGTCGTACTTCGTGCGCTGAGCGCTGTCCCACTGAATCCAGGTCGCCGGCTCAAGGACCGCCAGCACGTCCAGCAGCGCCTCATCCAGGACGGCGTCTGCCTTGTCCTGGTCCTCGACGCCCACCAGGACGGCGACCTTCAGCTGGAACGTCAGAGCGGTCATCTTCAGCCTGGTCACCCGCTGTACGGAGTCCTGCCACACAGCGACCGTGGGCACCGAGATCGGCTGACCGAACACGTTCGACCCACCGACCCGGTACTTCGGCTTGCCCGCACTCCGCGGCAGCTCGTCCTCGAAGAGCGCGATCAGCCCGAGCCTCGGGTTCTCTGGGGCGCTCATCCGAACACCGGCACGGGGTTGCGCGGGCGGAGCAGGCTCTTCACGGCCCGATCGAGTGGGTAGACGGTCACGGTCATCCCGTCCGCTCCGATGAGCTCGTCCCCGGTCCCGGCGATCGTCGCCCGGTAAAGGGCGCGGGCCTGCATCGCCTGCGCCAGCAGGTAGTTCTCCGGTACGTCTTCACCGTCAGCCACGGCTGGCGCGAACGCCTCGCACTGGATCCGGGCGGAGGTGAGCAGGTTCGCCAGGTGCGCCTGGTCCGCCTCGTCCGAGAACTCGAACGGGGCGTTCGGCCAGTACTCGGCCACCCACTCTTCGGCAGTCAGCCAACCTCGAGGCTCAGCCATCCTGCTCACCTCCCCCTCAGATCAGGACTGGATGGACCCATCGACCAGCGCGAGACCGCCGGGCTCGTCGATCTGCACCAGGCCGTAGCCGTGCAGGGCGGGGTCGATCCCGCCCTTCGCGATGTCCAGGCCCTCGACACGGATCGGGGAACCGGGCAGTTCGCGGAACGTCGCCGCCGCACGCGTCCCGACGAGGACCTGACCGTCCTGCAGGACCGGGTTCTCGTCCTGGTCGTACGGCGTGGGCAGCACCTTGAACCCGCCCACCGCGCCCTCCGAGAGGGACGACAGCGACTGCGTGAGCAGCTCGAGCGTGTGGTCCTTCGGGGTGAGCGCGTACTCGCGCCAGTCCGACTCGGACAGGAACGCGAACGTCGGGACGCCCTTGCGGTTGACCGCGAGGGCAGCGTCGACGAGCTTGATCAGCACGTCCGGGCCGTCGTACCCGATCGGCGCGAGGCCGGTCGTGACGGGCGTCGCGGCCTCGACCAGCTTCTCGAGCGCGTACGCGTCGGACTCGATGGCGTAGGACTCGCGCATGGCCGTGAAGTACGCCTCCCAGAACTCGGGGTTCGGGAAGTCCTTCATCTCGCGGGCGATGTCGTGCGCGCCGGCGAACGGCTGGGCAGAGAACGTCTCCGGCTCCGCGTCGACCTCGTTCGACGGGACGGCCGTCTTGTTGCCGCCCCACCGCTCCATGCGCGGCTTCGCGGTCCAGTTCCAGCCCTTGACGTGGAAGGCCGTGAGGTCCTTCGATCCGAGCTGCGGGACGACGACCCGCTGATGCTGCACGCCGGACCAGAACTGGCCGACCCAGTCCGGGACGATGATCTTGTCACCGAGCGAACCCTCGCCAGAGAACGTGATGTCCTCGAGCGCAGCGAACAGGGTGTCCGCCCGGCCCGCCTCGCGGATCTGGTCAAGACCCGTCCGGTCACCGTTGCGGTGGTACATCGCCAGAGCGGCGAACAGGTGGCCCGGCGTGATCGCCGGGGCAGTCTTGCGTCGAGCCGCGAAGCCACCCGCAGGTGCCTGCGCGTTGAGGTTCTCAGGCACGGGGGCCTCCGTCTTCTCCGGCTCGTCGGCCGGCTCATCCGAGACGGGAGTCGTCTCGGTCGTGTAGGTGCTGGTCGTGACGCGCTGGTACTGCACGCCATCGACCGTGATCACCTCCCGCGTCACCGACTCGGAGTCAGAGTCGGCCGGGATCTCGGGAGGGAGCGCGTCGCCGGTGGGCTCGGCGTCGTCGCCTGCGTCCTCGGCAAGCAGGGTCGCGGACGGGAACGCGCCGCGGTCCACGAACGCCGCACCGAACACGCGGCCCTTGATGGCCTTGCCATCACGGATCACGACACCGGTCGCCTCCACGGACAGCGCCTTCGTCTTGCCGTCGTCGATGTCGTTGAGGAGCTGGTCGCCCTCGGGCGTCGCGGCGATCTTGAACGACGCGAACAGACCTGCCTCGGTGTCGTTCGTCGTGAGCACGCGTCCGACGGGGTCCTCGCGCTTGTGCGCCAGGTTCGCGGTCAGGACCAGCGGGTCCGATGGGACCTCGAACACTCCCCGGTCCACGGAGAAGCGACCGAGGTTCGTCCTTCCGACCTCGCCGTACGGGAGCAGGAGTCCGGAGACGACACGGTCTTCACGGTTGGCCGTCAGCGTCCCGGCCTCGATCGTCACGTTCGTCATCAGGTCACTCCCAGTACCGGTTGTAGGTGTAGGTCACCTCGACGAGCTCGTGCGCGGTGGAGCGGGCGAGCCCTGACACCGTGATCTCGTCGGGCGTGATGTGAATGCTCGAGACCGCATCCGAATGAACGCCGAGCAGGCTGCAGATCTGGTCGACCGGGTCCATGTACTCCGGCGGGTCTGCGGCGTTGTCGAAGAGCGGCACACCCGTGAGCGTCCGCACCGGCCGAAAGAAGCCGTCTGGGATCGCGGAGGTAGCCGCTCGGCGTCTGAAGCGCATGTCACTAGTCCTTCGATGCGGGGCCCTGGGCGGGCTGGTTCGGGGTGGACAGGTACGCGAGGTCGAACGCGATCCGCGTGCCCGATTCGCACACGTCGTCCATCGACAGGCGCGCCTCGATCGGCGTCGCCCAGAACGAGAGGCTGTAGTCGACGAGTTCGTTCCGTCGGCCCTCCTGCGTCGAGTACGTCAGCGACGCAGTGGCCGTGGAACCGTCGAGTAGCGCCCCTGGCAAGGCGAGGAAGTTCGCGGCGTCGAGACGCTCGGCGTTGCGGCCCTCGACGAACATGTCCGTGGCCTTGTCACCGTGGACCTTCACCTCGACGCTCGCCGGGGTGACCGCGGTGCCGCCACGGCGACGGACCGCCTCCCACTGGGACAGCGCCTGGTCGATCTCAGGGGCGTTCAGGTCAGCGTTCGGGTCCGTCATGTGCAGCTCTACCGCCGGGACCGGCGTCTCGACGCGCTGCGAGTACGCCCGGGTCGTGTTCCGCGCCGCGCGGATCATGTCCCGGCCGATCTCGAGCAACCCGTCCTGCGGGCCCTCGAAGAAGATCACCTCGTCGGCGCGTGCCTTGACCCCGTCCACGAGGATGTTCAGGTCCTTGTCGAGCGACCACCACTGCGGGGGCACGCGCAACGCGTCCGTGATCCGCCCGTCCGCGTCGCGTTCCACGGTCCACAGGCACATCCCGTTGAAGATCAGGTCGTCCAGCGTCCAGAGCATCCGCGACTGCGGGGACACTCCGGTGTCAGTCCGGTACAGCCACGCGTCCGCGTCGACCTGCTCCGCGCCGCGGAACTTCGCCATCGGCTGACGCGACAGCGTCCCGCAGATCAGGGCACGGCCCTTCGCGATCGACGGCACCCGCATCGCCTCGAGCCGCGTGATCGCGTCCGTCTCGACGTCACCGAACAGGTCGCTCAGAACGATCCGCGACAGGTGGGTGTTGTCGGTCCACGGCATCTGCAGCCCGACGTTGGGGTAGGCGAGCTCACCGCCGGTGCGCCCAACACCGGCGGCGAGCTTCAGCCTCGACCACAACCCCACGCCCGAAGGATGCGGGGTCCCCTGCCACACACAGCAGAACGTCGTCGAGCGGGACGGGTACACCCGGTTCGGGGCCAGTGATCCACGGCCCGCCGTCGCCGAAGATGACGACCATCAGACGCCCGCGGTGCGGATCTGCACCGGCTGCGGAGCAGGCGTCTGGTCGAAGTGCCACAGCCCGATCGACGCCGCGACCGCTGGCGAGATCTCGCTCATGCCCGGGCGTCGCCCGAACGCACGACCATCACGCCCCGCGGGCCGCCACCCGACCGACTCGATCGCCGCATTCAAGTCCGGCTGGTTGGCGTGACGCACCCGGCCCTCGCGGATCTCCGTCGCGAACAGCTGCGCCGCTCCACCGACATGCAGCCACCGCAGCGGCGCGACGGTGACGCCCGGACGCTGCCGCCGAATCTCCGCGGCGATCGTCACGTTCCCGCCGATCTCGTCGAACACGACAGGCACCTTCAGGGCGCGTGCCGCCTGGTGGGCGAACTTCGCCGCCCACGACACCCCCGGCTTGAACGCCAGCACCTCGAAGCACGCCTTGCCGTCGTCGTCACGCCACACCTCGACGACCGCGCAGCACGTCTGATCCTTCGGCGCGTCGAACGCGATCACCGACCGCCTCGGCCGCGCCAGGAAGTCGTCCTGCCCGCCAGCTCGCCACGCGTCAACATCAAGGGCGCCCGTCGACGCATCCGTCGGCCACAGACACAGGTACTCGCGGGCGAACGACACCAGGTCCATCGCGGCACGCCGCTTCTCCAGCGTCCGCATCGGAGTCAGCACCGTGCCATCCGGCTTCCTCGACGACGGGCCGGGATGCACTCGGCGCCACACCCTCCGGTCCTCCGGGTCCTCGTCATCTCGGATGCAGTAGTCCAGGATCCCCAGATCGGGGTCTGCGCCCGCACGCCCCTGCTCGAGCAGCGACCAGAACATGCCAGTCCGCGACCGGCCCGGCGTACCCGACACGATCAGCTGCGCCAGCGGTCCACGGGTGTCCATCAGCGGACGCACGGCGTCGAGGAAATCCTGCCCCTTGTCGCCCTCGTGCTCCCCCGCCTCGTCGACGAGGATGTCGTCCGCCGCAGCCGACCGCACCGCCCCCGGCTCAGGAGGCACGACCCAGATCCGCGACCCGTTCGGGAAGTCGATCCGCTCCCGCCCACCGTTGCGGTACACCACCGCGAGCGACGGGTCGTCCGACCGCTCCTGCGAGTACCGGGCATGCCCCGTCGCCACCAGCAGCTGCGCATGCTCGAGCAGGATCCGAGACGCCACGTTCCCCGACTGCGCCGTCACCACGCACCGGTAACCGTCCCTCGTCACCGCACGGCCAACGATCACCGCCCACACCGACGTCGTCTTCGTCGACCGCCGCGGCATCTCGATCACGCACGTGTCGAACCGAGCCCCACCACCACGCCGCGCCTCAAGAAGCCGCGCAACCCGAACGCCCTGATCAAACAGCGGCAGCCCCAGCATCGCCGCGCCCCGGTTCGCCACCGAGATGTCCGTGTCCTTCGGGACCTTGCTCGCGTACGTCGGCCGCGCCACGCGTCACCTCTTTCTGACACCAGCCCCGCATCTGTCACCTACACGCACAAGCGGAGGGGTCAGCAGAGCGTGGGTTGTCCTGCCCTCTCAAAGATGCGGACCGGGTGCCACGGCCGGAGCAGTCACCAGCGGGGGCGGATCTTCTGTTCCCGTGAGGTGGGCCAATTCGGTGCCTCGTGCCGTGCGTTCGTGATGGCGGATCCTCGGAGGCCGCCTGCTCGGGTGTTGCAGGGCGGGCATTCGGCGGCGAGGTTGTGGGGGTTGTCGGTGCCCCCGTCCATGCGGTCGGTGAGGTGGCCGGCGTGCCAGGTGTCTTCGTCGAGGTCGAGGTCTCGTCCGCAGCGCCAGCAGTGTTGGAATCGTCCGCGTGCGCGGATGGTGCGGCGGGCGTTGCGGGACTTCGAGCCGGACCACGTGCGGGTCATGCTCGGGCGGCGACGCGGGCCCGGTGCGCTGCGTTGTAGTGCCTGGCGCACATGCCTTGAGTGAAGGCGGAGCGGTCGCAGCCGGGGTCGCTGCATCGGGGCGCGTCAGGGTTGTTGCGGCGCAGGGCCTGGTAGTGCGTTAGGCAGAGGTCGCGTGCCTTGACGGGGCGGTCGCAGCCGTCGTGGGTGCACGTGGCCCCCGTACCCCATCGCGAACGCCAGTGCTCGTAGTGCTTGGAGCAGAAGCCGCGGCATCTTGGGTTCGCGATCTGGTTGCAGCTCGTGTCGGCGCATAGCCGTGTATCTCGAGTGTGGGAGGGCGAGTGCGCGAGGGCCTCTTCGAGGCGCTCTTTGCGCAGGAGAAACGTCAGTGGGTCTCCGGGGTACGGGACGTGGTGGCCGGGGGCGTCAGGCCAGCGCTCTCGCGTGTACCCGTCGTCGATCAGCGTGTCTGCGTAGAGGGGGATCCACGCGTCTTCGTAGTCCTCCGTGAGCGCCTCGAGGGATACTCGGCTGGACTCGGCGTGGCGGCGCACAGCTTCCCATGGGGCGTGCGCTACGTCTTTCCTGCCGTAGACATCCGAGCGCTGCTGATGTACCGCGTGGCGGAGACGGGCGTTGAGGTGTCCGTACCAGAGCCTCCGGTGGTCAAGCGAGTCCGCCCGGTCCTCGTGCTTGATCGCGAGGCTGACGGCCTTGTCCCAGAGGTACGACTCGCGGTCGTCGTCTAGGTACGAGTCGCCCGTCGGTGGGGTGGTCCGGGCGATCCGGGAGATGATCGATCTGACCTCGGGGTCGTCGAGAAGTTCTCGCCAGTTGTGCTCTGCCACGTCAGATCCACCCCTGCACGCGGCGGTCGAGCTCTAGGAGCAGCGCCTCGATCTCGTCATCGGGTGACGGTTCGGGTGTGCGGTCGGTGTGGAGGTTGATCCACCGCCGGCGGGCACGTGCGCGGGATCGCTCGGACGGCCCGCACTCGCCCTCGCGGTCGTGGGGTGGGACTGCTGCGGCGTGCATGGCGTCATGGTCAGCGAGGGCCTGTCAGACGCGAGCCGGGGCGGTGCCCCCCTTCTCGAAAGGCACCGCCCCGGTCGGGACTTCACACCAACCACGCACATCCCGGAGCGAGTCGGGATGGTCACCCAGCGAGGCTGGTGGGTGTTCCGGCCACCACGTCCCGTACCCCGGAGCACCTTCTGTGAAGCACGGGCATCGTCGCAGTGAGGGTGTCACGCTTCGGTGCCGATCCCGGTCCGACCGTCAGGGCCACCCCAGACGGTCCCGATCGCGAGGTGCTGAGGCAGGTCCTTCTCGCCGAAGGGCCCGCCCATAGCTTCGACCTGGACGTCGAACAGCGCCCTCCGGACATCGCCCGGCGCCAACTTGTAGACCTTCCCGGAGGTGGTCCTGATCAGGAAGCGCGTGCACTCCAGTGCAGCATCGGGGTGCATCCCCTCGAGGCCGACGGTCCAGCTCATGATCTGCGCCTCCCGCGCCTCGTCGTCCACGGCGCGGGGCACGAAGCCGGCGCCCTCGAGGAGCATCAGGATCACGAGAACCTCGTCCCGGTTCACGCTTGCGCCCCCGTGATGGCGCGGACGCGGTCGAGCGTCGCCGATCGTTCGACGCTCAGCTTCCGAGCGAACGATGACGGGCGTACCGGCCGGTCTGCAGCGAACTCGGCACCGCGAATGAGCCAGGTCGTGAAGGCGCTGTTCCAGTTCGCGGCGGTCCTTGCTTGCGCCTCGGCATGCAGGCGGAACTTCGTTGCCTCGACGGCCACGTCAAGGCCGGTCGAGGCTGCCCTTGCGCGGTGCTCGGGCGTTGGCTCCCACTGCTCAGGGAGACGACTGCGCCGGAGTGAGCGCTCTCTCTCGGTCTCGTTGGTCTCGTTGGTCTCGTTCCTTACTTGTGGGGCACCCGCTCCCTGGGGGGGTGTGCACCCATGCACCGGGGGGGTGGGCACCGGTGCCCCGGGGGTGCGCACAGGTGCGCCATGCACGGTGAACGAGTTCTCGGCTTGCCCCCGGGGCCCTGGGTTCTCGTGGATCTCGAGCCAGCCTGCGTCGCGAAGCTCGTAGGCCGCGCGGCGGGCGGTGTCGCGAGAGACACCCATCCACCCGGCGAGAGTCGTCCAGCTCACCGGCTCGTAGCCGGAGACCTCGTCGAGCATGGCGAAGACGACCTTCGCGTGGCTCGAGAGCGCTGGGTCGCGGAGCAGTTCCTTGCTGATGCGGCCGAACTTGGCGATGGTGGAGCGGACGTTGGAGGCCATGGGCTTGGCCTTTCGGGTCAGGTCGGGGTGTGGGTATGGGTCTGGCCTCGATTGCGGTGACTCCATCGAGGCTCAGCGGTAACGCCGCCACCCGGCCCGCACTCAACGCCTGCGGTCGGCTCCACCAGTAACGCCGGTGTCCTCGGCCCCCGTCACCGGGGTAGCACCACCGTAGGAGGGCCCCTGTCACCAAGGAGCCCTCCCACGGTGCATCAGGCCGCCACGGCGCCCTGCCACGTCCTCAGGAGACCTCCGTGACGGGCGCGCCTGCGGGACAGCGCGTACCCGACGTGGCGGATCGCACCGCGGTTGTGAGCCCGCTGGAACGCTGCCCCGAGCTCACCCGGGCGCACCTGGCCCGGGTCGAGCCCGTACATCGGGTCCCAGGCGTCGTCGGCGGTGAACGCTGCTCCCGTCGCGGCGAGGTGCTCGATGATCCGGTCCAGTACCGCGTCCTGCCACGCGTCAGGCTCCGGGAGAGTCCTCACGACGCCAGCCCCTCGGCGGCGCGCTCCAACTCGCGAGCACACCACCGCGCCTGGTCTCCGGTCAGTTCGTACGTGCGGCCGTCGATCGCGATGTGCACACCAGCGGGCGCGGCGTGTACCCGGAGGGTTGCCGCTGCACGAGGCGGTGCGGTGAAGGTCGGGCGCAGTGTCGGCGGGCGGCCCGGGTCGCTGTTCGGGACGTCCATCAGGCCACCCACCGCGTCCCGGACTCGACGCTCAGGAAGCCACCAGGCATCAGCGCTACCGCGTGGGCGACGAGCTCGGACGCGAGGCACAACGCATCGACGGGCGACAGGTCCACGCTGATCGACTCCTCGCACTCCCGGTGCTCCAGTGCGAGGGTGATCCGGGCGTCCTTGTGCGACGGCATCGTCCCGTCGCTGATCGCGTACCCGGTCAGGCTCATTTCACCGAACGCCTGCTGGTAGTTCAGCTCCGACGCGGGGCTGTGGTGGATGACGTCACCATCAAGGACGTCGCAGTGCTCGACCTTGCACCACTTCTCGTGGTGGACCGTGTCGGTGCCCTGTGCGATGCTCTGCATGTCGAACTCCTTCGTGGGGGTGCTGACCACGTCCTCGGCCGGCTGCAACCGGTGCGAGGACTTCTCTGTAGCGGCGGTCGCGGTTGTCACGCCGCGCCGCCGGTTGCGGTGGCTGCGAGCTCCTGCTCGATCCAGCGGTTCAGGTCGTCCTCGAAGATGCGGAGCCGACCCGCGACGAGGCCGAACTTCGGCCCGCGGTTCTGCTGCCGCATCCACCGGTACTGCGCCTTACTGATGCCCGTGCGCTCGCTCGCCTCGTCGAGCGTGAGCAACTTCCGTGTCATCTCTCTCCCCATCTTGCGCGGGGCGCTTGGCGTATCCAAGCGCCTCAGGTGAGGCTGAACGTAACGCGACGAATCTTCCTTGTCAAGCGTCTCGGGTGAGGCTACGTTGTGACTCATGGCGCATAGCGACGGCTCTCATCGGTTCGCTCGGGAAGTGGGCGAGCGTGTTCGCGATCTTCGGCGCGCCCGCGGGTGGTCGCAGTCCGACCTGGCGGACGCGCTGACACGCCTCGGGTTCCCGATGCACCAGACAACCCTCGCCAAACTCGAGCGAGCCCAGCGACCCACGCCGCTAGAGGACCTGTACGCCTTGAGCCAAGTATTTGGCGTGCCGGTGGTGGGTCTCCTGGCGAAGGCCGATCTCACGGATCGCCCGGCGCTGGAAGAGAGGCTTCGGGACCTTGTCGAGGAGCGCTCCTTCTTTGCCGGGCGCAGCGACGAACTCGAGCGCGAGCGACTTGCGATGTTGAGTGCGCTAGCAGAGATAGACGCGAAGATCGACGCACTGCGCCTGGAAATCGGCGGCGGCGATGGCCAGCATCAAGAAGCGCCCTGA